CAACCCCAATTTGATTGCCTTTGCCAACGGCCTTTACAACATCAAGGATGGCAGTTTCAGAGGGTTCACCCCGGATGTGGTGATCACCAATAAAATCCCTTGGCCCTATAACCCCGCCGCATATTCGGAACTGCTGGATCACACCCTTGACCGGCTGGCCTGTGATGATCCTGAAGTTCGGGCGCTGTTGGAAGAAATGGTGGGCTATTGCCTGTATAGGCGGAATGAGTTGGGCAAGGCGTTCATTCTGATTGGGGATAAGAGCAACGGAAAATCTACGTTCCTTCATGTGGTGAAGGCCATGTTGGGGGATGCCAATATTGCTTCCCTTGACCTGAAAGAACTTGGGGACAGGTTCAAAACCGCTGAACTGTTCGGCAAGCTGGCAAATATCGGTGATGATATTGGTGATGAATTTATTGCCAATGCGTCCACCTTCCGCAAGCTGGTAACAGGGGATCGGGTGAACGCTGAACGCAAGGGACAAGACCCCTTCGAGTTTAATAACTACTCCACGTTCCTTTTCAGCGCAAATGAGATTCCCCGGATCAAGGATAAAACCGGAGCCGTACAACGGCGGCTTGCAATCGTCCCCTTCGATGCAAAATTCACCCCGGACGATCCCGATTATGACCCGCAATTAAAATACAAGCTGGCCCATCAGGAACACTTGGAATATATGATCGTGCTGTCCCTGGCTGGCCTGAAACGGGCGCTTGCACAAAAGCATTTCACAGAGCCGCAGAAAGTCAAGGCCGCAAACAGGGAGTATGAGGAACGCAATAACCCCTTAATCGGCTTCATTGATGAAATCGGCCTGGATGATATTTTGAATGAACCAACCAGGAGCGTTTACCAGCAGTATAACGCCTACTGCAACTTGAACAAGTTTACCGCACTTTCAAGCATTGAGTTTTCCCGGCAAATCTGCAAGCGGCTGAACCTGAAAACGAAAGACCAGCGGATTAAAGGGAAAAGTTGTAAAATCTTTGTGGCTGTCGCTGATGTCGCTGATTGTCGCTGATTGATTTAGTACATCAGCGACACCGGAAGCCCTTGCGCCGCAACAGTTTAAGCGTTGTTGTCGCAGATGTCGCAGATACTTTGAACTTCTTAATGTAAAATTTTGAATTGGATCGGAATGTACTAATTTATATAAGAGATTTTATTATATGTGCGACATCCCCGAAAAATCAGCGCAAAGCCTTGTGGCGCAACGGTTTTCAGTCCGAAAAATGTAAATTACATCTGCGACAGTATCAGCGACACCCCGCAAATATAGAAAGGTCGTGAAAAAGTTGAGAAAATGTTTTGTTTTCTACGAAAACGGCGAAATGATTTCCACGTTTCTTTCTGGATTTGAAAATATGGAAGAATCGGAGATCATTAACGCCGCCAAAAACTACGCAATAGGCGAACCCACCAACAAAGAGGATCGCCGCAACCTGAAGAACGTCAAGCGCCAGAAGTGCAAGCTGATAGCTGTGGTTGAAGTGCTTGGGTTCCTTGGTTCCCCGATTCTCAATATGATTTATCCCGGTGAAGTTAGCCGGGACGTGGAAATCTGCCTGGATATTCTGATAGATAAGTATTTGCCGATGTTCCAGGCCCAGCAGTAAGAAAGCCCCCATGTGTCACGCCTTCCACAACCTGACACATAGGAGCCGGAACCTACCCACCAAGGGGCGGTCTATGGAGATTGTAACACAGACCGCCCCGCCTGACAAGAAAGGATTTGTTACATATGAATTTTGATGAAGTCAAAGCGGTTCTTTTCCATGTTTTAGAGGGAATGGGGTATACTCTGGATTTGGATGCCAGTTTCGACCTTCAACCGGTAGTTGTAACCTTTGAGCGGAAAAGCAAGAGGATGTGCATTGATCCGAAAGCGGACAGCTTGCATCAGCTTATCGGCACGTTGTCCATGTACTTTGAGGAGTTCCCGGCCCCTTGTGAGAGGGCGGTTTATTCTCTGGGTGAACGCCCCTTCAATGAAGATGAAAAGCTATTTAGGGATAAGATTGGATATGTCAGCTTGGACAAGTACGATCTTAGGAAGTTTATTCGGTTCCTTCACGCAATCATGCTTGCCGCACAACAGAAAGTGAGGTAACTACATAATGACCACTGATTTTGCTTTGAAGATGGCCCAGTTTGTGACCGATGCCCCGGACTATGGCGTAAGCCAGGAAACCTTGGATGCTTTTAATAATTTTTCATGCAATATCGAACATCTGAAGCGTTCTTTGGCGGTTCTCAATACCCTGATTTGGGACGCTGTGGAGGATAACGAGGAAGCCTTGGAACAGGCGGCGCACCTGTCCGAAACGCTGTTGGAGATCGCCACCATCCGGGATAAGGAAATCAGCCAGCTTATGGGCCAGATCAAGCCGCTGACCCTTCCGCCGTTGGAGTGATCGCCTATGCCTATCAAAATCACTGTCAGCTATACACCGGACTGTAAGCAGATTGCCGAACAGATTGAACCCCGGTTAAAGGACATTTTACCCCCCTATAAACTCAAAAAAGACATACCTAAGCCCCCTTATAAACTCATGTTTTTCAACCCCAAAAATACCGGGAAGCCTACAAAATAGCCCGGTTTGGGCTTGACCCCCACCCCCCTATGTGGTATAATTAACCTATCAAAGTACCCCACCCCCTACCGGGTGGAAGCTGTGCGAAAACGGCGTGGGAACTGTCTGTTATGGACGGTTCCCACGCTTTTTTCATATTTAGTCCACTCTGGACGTTAAACGGAGGAATAAACGATGGATGAAAACAAGACCACCAACACCAACCCGGAAAGTGGAGCCGGGGCAAAGACCTTCAGCCAGGACGATGTGAACCGCATTGTGGGCGAACGCCTTGCCGCCGAAAAGCGCAAGGGGGAAACTGCCCTTGCTGAAAGGGAACAGCAGTTGGCCCAGCGTGAATTGCTGTTGACTGCCAAAGAGAAATTGACCGATGCGGGCCTTCCTGTGGAACTGCTGAACGCTTTGAATGTGTCCAGCCCGGAAGCCATGGAAAAGGCCATTACCACCCTGAAGGGTGTGATCGACAAAATCAAAGCGGAAGCGCCCAAGCCCTTCACCATCCACGGGGCCAAACCCGCTGAAGCTGGACGCCGCCCGGAATTGGAATCAAGCGGTGATTCCAGGCTTCGCAAGGCAATGGGCCTTCCTGGATAAGAAAGGAAGTTCCAATAAATGGCTATCAATCTCGTAACCACTTTTAAGCCGCTGGTGGATGAAAAGTTCACCACGGCTTCCAAAAAGTCCCTTCTAACCAACACCGATTTTGATTGGACAGGGGCGCACACCGTCAAGGTGTATAAGATCAGCACGTCCGCCATGAACGACTACGGGCGCACCGGCCCCGCCCAGGGGAATTGGAGCCGCTACGGCGCTGTTGCGTCCCTGGATGCTGTCACCGAGGAATTTACGCTGAAAAAGGATCGTTCCTTCACCTTCGCTATTGACAAGCTGGATACGGACGAAACCGCCCAACAGCTTCAGGCGGCAAGCGCCTTGGAGCGCCAGCTTCGGGAAGTGGTGATCCCGGAAGTGGATGCCTACACCTACGGCGTAATGTGCGCCAATGCCGGAACCGCCCCCGCCGCCAAGGCCCTGACCGCTACCAACATCTATGCGGAAATCCTTGCCGGTTCTGAAACCCTGGACAATGCCGAGGTTCCCGAAACGGGCCGGGTGCTGGTTGTCACCCCCGCCACCTATGCGCTGATGAAAAAGTGCAAGGACATTACCATGGAAACGGACGTGGGTAATGATCTCCGCCTGAAGGGTGTGATTGCCATGCTGGACGGCATGACCGTGCAGAAGATTCCCGCCAACCGGCTTCCCGCTGGATTCGGCTTCATGATCGCCCACCCCTGCGCTACCGTGGCCCCGACCAAGTTGGAGGACTACACGATCCACGACAACCCGCCCGGTATTTCCGGCGCATTGGTGGAAGGTCGTATCTGCTACGATGCCTTCACCCTGGATAACAAGGTCAAGGCCATTTACTATCAGGCCCAGCCCGCCGCCAGCACCGGCACAGAGGAATAACCCACCAATGGGGCCGCATGGGTAAATAGTCCTGTGCGGCCCCCTGTTGGCCTATGGAGGGCTTTTCATGGACAAGGTAGATAAACTAATCATCAAGGCCAAAAGAGCCGCCCAGCGCAAGGCAGAGCGGTTTTATATGGGGTTCGTCAATTATGACCCGGACACCGGGAAATGGATCGCCATGGGTGATCTGTGGGCCGGGAAACAGCGTGACGGACGGCGGATCAGAACAGAGCATGACACCATGGAAGCCGCCGTTGATGCACTTCACGCATTGGCGGACGAATACCCCAACACGGTTGAAGATACCGTGATTTTCATTGACGATATGAACCAGTAAGGCGGTGAGAGTATGCCCCGGCGAAAGACCCTGAAGCTATCCACCCCGGCTGACATTCGCCGGAGTATAGGCCGGATCAGTAATATGATCCTGAATGGGGAGATTGACGCAAAGCGGGGAAACGCCCTTCTTTACGCTTGCAATTCGGCGTTGAACGTGATTAAAACAAGTGAACTTCAAACCAAGCTGGATGAATTGGAAGCCCTGGTTATGGAAATGGAGCGGTGATCTTATGGCTGACCTGTCCCCGGCTGAAATTCTGCTGGATTCCCTGGTTCCGGCGCAACGTCTGATAAAGCGCTTGCAGGACATTCTAAAGGCCCCGGTTCCTTATGTGGGTATTGACCTATCCCAGCCCACAAAAGCCAAAATAGCGGCCTTCCAGGACAATATACAGAGCCGTATTGATGAACTGACCGCCCAGCGGGAAAAAATTGTGGGGTTGGTCAAGCTGATACCGGATACCACCGCCCGGACAGTCATAGAATTGCGCTATGGCCTGACCGGATCAGGCTGTCAGAAAGTGCCGTGGCTTGATATGGAAGAATTGATGAACTATGGCCGACACTCAATCTTCAGATACCACCGAAAGGGCATTGACCAGCTAAACCAAATTTTGAAGAATGGGAGTTGATACCATGGGGAGGGGACGATGGGGCAAGGTTGATTTTCGGGAACTTAAGGAACTGGAACGGCGTATTGATAAATTGGAGCAAGTAGACCTTGATCGCTTTTGTCAAGATATGGCTAAACAGATTGCCCAAATGCTGTTGAGGAAAGTCAAGAAAAGAACTATTGCCGGGGTAGTTCCTGACTATGCCACCGAGGAAGCCAAACAAGAGTATTGGGCGGGTTATACGGGCGGAACCTTGCGGGATGCCTGGACAGTTCTACCTATAGAAAAGCAAGGGAACAACTATGTTGTTACCATCGTGAACAATATGGAA